GTCAAGTTCTGGGGTTTTTAGCTATACCGACCGACCCAGCGGACTTTGCAGAGACGGTATAGCAAGTGCTGCAACACGGAGATATTCTATGAGCCGCACAACGTTTTCTGGTCCGGTCAAATCGGACAATGGTTTTGAAGGTAGCATCAACCCTACCGAATCTATGGCTTCTGGCGACGGTATTACTGACGGCACTAACACCGTTTACGAAACCTCAGTGGTACAAGCTGGCGGACTCATCACCACCCAAATCTTTATCGACCTGACCGGCTTGGATTCAAGCGGCACCGCTGGCGACATTATCGGTGAAGCGGCAACTGGCGATCCGTCTTATATCGGGCAGGTAACAGCGGCTGTAAACGGTACTGTTTTGTCGGTGAAGATGGAATGTCTGGAAGCTCCTGGCACTGGTGAGCCAAATATCGATTTGTATTCTGCTGATGAAGCAACTGGTGCATTCGATGGTGCGATTGCTAGTTTGACCGAAACTCAGATTCTTGATTCGGGCGACCTTTCAGCGGGTACTACTGTTTATGGTGATACTATCGCGGCGGATCAGTACCTGTATCTGGTCGCTCAGGATACCGATGATGCCACTTACACCGCTGGAAAGTTGTTGATCACTATCGTTGGTCAGGCTTAATAGGAGGTCATCATGGGCTCCGATATTTGGGCTGTAACGCTTGGTAGCGACGCAGATTTTTACGTTACTACCGCAAGCGGAACCGCAAGTACGCCGTTCACGTTGGCTAATACGCAGCCTGAATATCATGGGGTTGCGTATAAAGTTACTGTGACTCCGGCTGCGGACGAAACAGGTAAGAACTTTGTAATCGTTGGAACTGGAGTTGATGGTAATTCGTTGACTGAAACGTTAGCTGGCGACAGCAGCGCATTCACCTCTACAAATTACTTCGTATCTGTGACTTCAATCACTCCGGACGCTAACACGGCAGGGAATGTAACTATTGGTTATGCTCTCAGTGCAGGTGTTTACCTACCTTTGACTCGCATCAAAGGTGTTTACTATGTAGCTTCCGGCTCTGCTGGTTCTATTGTGGTTACGAAGGCAGGTAGTTCTCAGACGATTCTGAATATTGCTACTCCAGCGTTAGCAACGGTTACGCAGGACATCATGATTCCGGCGAATGGACTTCGCACTGCGGATAGCCCGTCTGATTACTCAACGGTTGCTGTAACGAACGTTACCTCTGTTACATTGATGTGTGCGTAAATGGCTACTTCCGGCACTCAGACATTTAATATTGATGCTTCGGACATAATCGAAGAAGCATACGAGCGGTGCGGGCTCGAAGTGCGCACGGGTTACGATGCCCGTACTGCTCGTCGTAGTTTAAACATTCTGATGTCAGATTGGTCCAATCGTGGAATCAACCTTTGGACCGTGAAGGAAGTAACGCAAACCCTTACGAAAGGGACTGCAAGCTATACGCTGGACCCATATACAGTAGATGTACTGGATGCGGTAATTCGTAGAAACGGTGTGGACTACAACATGGAGCGCATTGGGCGTTCCACGTATCAAAACACGCCAAACAAAGCTACGGAAGGACGGCCTACTCAGTTTTGGGTAGATCGCCAATCAACTCCAGTTATCTACTTGTATCCAGCTCCCGAAAACTCAACTGACCAGTTGCGTTTTTATCGCACTGAGCGAATTGAAGATATCAACACGCTTACCAACGATGCGGATATTCCTTCCCGGTTTATCGCTCCTCTTGTATCCGGTCTTGCGTATCATCTAGCCATTAAAAAGGCTCCGGATCGTGCGCAAGCATTAAAGATGGTTTATGAGGAAGAGATGAATCGTGCGGAAATGGAAGATCGTGAACGAGTAAGTTTGCGGCTAGTTCCAAGTAGAGGGATGCGCTAGTGGCTTATGCTGCGGGTAAATATGCAAAGGCAATGTGCGACATCTGCGGGTTTGAGGTCAAATATACTGACCTTCAGCCTCAATGGGATGGGTTTCGTGCGTGTCCTGAATGCTGGACTCCAAGGCATCCACAAGATTTTCCAAGGGTCGTGGTTGTTGATGCGGAAGCGCTTAGACATCCTCGTCCTGACAACGATCAAGAAGCAGGGTGTGGGTTGGTTTTAACCACCACAGACTCGTACATTGGAGCAGCTTTTTGTGGGTTCAATATTCGTTCTTCTGTTGGTGATGTTACAGTGAGTACTACCTGATGGCAGGCTATACCTACACCACTTTGGTTCAAGCAATTCAAGATTTTACGGATAACACTGAAACAGTGTTCGTAAGTCAGATTGACAATTTTATTCAGAATGCCGAAGAACGCATTTTGAAGATGCTTGCGCCTTTAGAGGTTTTTCGTAAGAACTCTTCTGCTGCAATGACAACAGGCAATAAGTATCTTCCTAAACCGAGCGATTGGTTACATACTTATTCGTTGTCTACCAACGATGGTTCTGGAGACGACACTGTATTTCTGCTGAACAAAGACGTGAACTTTGTTCAAGAGTACTGGCCTGATTCTACGAGTACAGGAACGCCGAAGTATTACGCAGATTTTGATGTCTCTACGTTTATTGTTGCACCGACACCAAATGCTAATTTTGCGGTAGAGCTACATTATTTCTATCGCCCACAATCAATTACAGTCGCACCAACGGGCGAGACATGGATTGGCACAAACGCGGGTCCTCTTTTGCTCTATGCTTGTTTGGTTGAGGCATATACCTTTATGAAAGGTGAGCCGGACATGCTTCAGATTTATGAACAAAAGTTCATGCAGGAAGCAGAACGTAAAGCCTTGTTTGCGGTTCAGGCTGAGGGTCTGGACTTTTATCGTAAGTCTGCCGCTTAAAGGAGAATCAAATGGCAATTTCTCAAGCACTTTGCACAAGCTTCAAGTCAGAACTGCTTGGTGGAACACACGATCTTGACACTGATGTAATCAAGATTGCTTTGTTTACCAGCTCCGCAACGTTAGGGGCTAGCACTACTGCATATAGCGTAACGAATGAAGTTTCTGGCACGGGGTACAGCGCAGGGGGAAACACCCTTGCGAACGTAGCTATCTCCGTGGATGGGACTACTGCAATCGTAGATTGTGATGATACAACGTGGACTTCTGCGACCATCACTGCAAACGGAGCATTGATCTATAACTCATCTAAGTCAGATAAAGCGATTGCTGTCTTGGCTTTTGGTGGGGACAAAACCTCAACGAACGGTGATTTTACGATTCAGTTCCCTGCTGCAGCCGCTGCTACGGCATTGATTAGAATTGCTTAATGGCATCTTCTATCGAATACGTTGGTTGGGGTCGAGCCGGATGGGGGGAAGCCTCCTACGGTCTTGACTGGACTGTCGTATCGGTAGATGGCTCTTCTGCAACCGGAGCTGTTGGCAACGAAACGGTAGTTGCGGACGCGAATGTTTCGGTAACTTCGGTTTCTGCGATAACTTCGCTTGGTGATGAGACTGTTGTAGCTAAGGCGGTTGTTCAACCGACTTCGGTTTCTGCAACCACTTCTACTGGAAGCGTAACCGTTATCGAAGGTACAGGGGCCGTGTTCTCCGTAACGGGAGTTTCTGGAACTTCTGCAGTTGGTAATGAAACGGTTGTTGCTAAGGCTCTTACCCTCGTCACGGGAGTTTCTGGAACTGCTTCCGTTGGGGACGAGACGGTAGTAGCTAAGGCGGTTGTTCTTCCGACAGGACTTTCTGCTATTTCGGGTCTCGGAAATGAAACCGTAGTAGGCAAAGCAGTAGTTACACCAACCGGGATTGGTGCTACAATCAACGTAGGCAACGAAATTGTTGTTGCTAAAGCCTTGGTGGTTGTTTCCGGAAACGGAGCAACAGCGGGGTTGGGCAACGAAGATGTAATTGCCAAAGCAGTTGTTCCGATTACTGGATTTACACTACAAACAACTCTTTCGAATGTTTTTGTTTGGGGCGATTATCGTGGTCAGTTCCCAAGCGCAACCTACACAGACAAAGGAACGGGGGCGGAGCTGCCTCCTACCACTTGGACGCAGATAGCGGCCTAATGGAGTAAGACGATGGCGAGTACTTATACACCAGCTGGTATTGAGCTTATTGCGGACGGTGAGCAGTCCGGTACTTGGGGCCAGACTACCAATACGAACTGGGAGCTTATCGAAGAGCTTGCAACCGGGGTTGTTTCTGTTGCTTTGACTGGAGCAACCTACACGCTTACTACCACAGACGGCACTTCAACAGAAGGTCGTCATGCGATTATCAAATTTACGGGTACTCCTGGAACCACGGTTACAGTTACGGTTAGCCCAAACGATATGCAGAAGATTTATTGGATCGTAAACGATTCAGATTCTACTGTAACGATGACACAGGGTTCCGGTGGAAATGTTAGCGTTTTGGCAGACTCTAAAAAGGTTATGTACTGTGACGGTGCAGGCGCGGGTGCGGCGGTTACTGACCTTTCACAAGACCTTGACATCGCTTTCGGAGACAACGATAAGCTGACGTTTGGTGATTCTGACGATCTTGAGATCTACCACGATGGTTCTAACAGTATTCTCAATGAGAACGGTACAGGCGACTTAAAATTTAAAAACGCGGGTACGGATGTTGCTGCTGTAACTTCTTCAGGAATCAGTGTAGATACGATTAGTGAGCTTACTTCCGCCGCAGGCGTCACCATTGACTCCGTTTTGTTGAAGGACGATGTTGTCAATGCCACCGACGTAGAAGTCGGCACAATCTCCGCGAACGACGGCACGCAAGCGGCCACCATCGCCAACTCCACGGGCGTAATGACCATCGCCTCCAGCGTCCTGACCACCACCGACATCAACGGCGGGACGATTGATGGCGCCACGATTGCCACCTCTGACGTTACTGTGGGCGCAGGCAAAACGCTCGATGTATCGGCAGGGACGCTTACGCTTGCTAACGACCAGATCAGCGGCGACAAGATTGAAGGCGGCACCATCGGGTCGGTAACGATCACCTCTGCCGACATCAACGGCGGCACCATTGACGGTACGACCATTGGTGGATCTTCTGCTGCGGCGGGTACTTTCACTAACCTAACTGCAACGGGGAACACTACGCTCGGTAATGCTGCCACAGACACTGTCACTGTTACAGCCGATGTTGCCTCCGACCTTATCCCTTCAGCAGATGGTACTTACGACTTAGGAGCCTCTGGTTCTGAATGGCAAGACCTCTTT